ATAAGAGAAGCGTCTATACCAGATGGTACAGAAGTAAAGCAATCAGCAATACTTGATGTTGTTGCAAAAGGAACTCCATTATTTAAAGCTCTTGCGAATAAAGAAGCATTTGACTTCAGATATTTAATTGACTCTTTTGGTCTTGGATTATCACCAGACTCAAAACAACAATTAGTTGATATATGTGGTGATCGTTTAGATGCATTTGGTATCTTAAATATGCCATCATTGAAAGCATTCAAGAATTCAGTTTCCCCAACATTTAAAGATGGAAATGGAACACTTCAACTTGAGTATGTTGCTAAGGGTGGAGACCCAGAAAGTAATCCTGAATTCCTTTACTCATTTGGTAAAGGTGCTGGTGTAACTTCTGTTGGATACTTCTTACCATATGTAACAATTGATGATTTTGGTAGACCAATCGATGTACCACCATCAGCATATGTAGGATTGACTTTTATGAGAAAACATAATAGTACGACTACAAGTATTGTTCCTTGGACAATCGCAGCTGGTGTTAATAACGGTAGAATTACTGGTATACAGGACCTTGAGCAAATCTTTACTCCTTCTGACCTTGAATACTTAAATCAAGCTCAAATGAACCCATTGACGTTCAAGAGAAACAGAGGATTCGTAATTGAAACTGAGAATACAGCTCAAGTGCTTTATAAGTCAGCACTTTCTTACATCCACGTAAGAGAAGTATTGATTGAACTTGAAAGAGAGTTATCTAGAATGTTGTTAGACTTCCAATGGAAATTCAACACAGCAGAAATTAGAGCACAAATCAAGTTACAAGCTGACGTAATCTGTGAAAAATATGTAGCTCAAAACGGTCTTTACAATTACTTCAATAAGATCGATGAAGAGAACAACACGGCAGAGATTATCGATAATCAAATCGGTGTTCTTGACACTTATGTTGAACCAATCAAGGGTATGGGTATTATCGTGAATAACATCACAATACTTAGAACTGGAGCAATTTCAGCAGGTGGATTCATCAACTCATAATAATAGTGAGATTATATTAAATATTAAAACCCAGATAGAAATATCTGGGTTTTTTATTTTTAAAAAATTAATAGCATAAAAAAACTCAGATTAAATCTGAGTTTTTTATTTATTTTTATCCACCAAAGTTTCCTAAGTTAGGAAGATTACCTCCCATATTTCCCATTCCACTCATTATTGAGTTGGGGTTGAAGTTCGGCATTGATTTTTGTTGAGTATCTTCTTCTTGTTTTCTTTGTTTTTCCTCTTCTTCGTTTAACTCGTTAACTATTTTAATGTTTTCTTCTAACATCCAAAATGGCCACTCATCTATACAAAACTCATTTACATGGTAATGTTTTTGAAGAAGTAGTTTATTCTTTAATAAAGGCTTCAAAGGCATCATGAACAACGAAAATACCTGACGCTCCGTTGGGAAATTGCATTTCTGTGCGGACCTCCACTCCACACGAACTACAAGATTTAGATAAATCTTTTATACCAAAAGTCATTTTAGAAACAGCTCCATTCAAAAATTGAAATGAAACATCTTCCAATTGTTCAAACTCTTGTAATTTAGCTTTTATACCTTCATATGTTATTGATGTTCTACCTTCTAACATAAATGGTATTATTTTCAAAAATGATAAATTTGGAGTTCTATTTTCATTATTTTCTTTAATAATATAATCAGTAAATGATTTTTGAATTCCAATATTCGGAGGAGTTAATTCAAATTCTTTATGATTTATAGTTTTAAATACAAATGAATTTTTAGATTTATTGTAGAATTTATCTATTCTATTATCATATTCATGGAATTTGAAATTTGATCTAACCAATTCAACTTGATTCTCCGCTCCACAAGTACATCTAACACTTACGCCCAAAGAGTTTCCAGATTGAAATGTTAATTCTCTAATAACAAATACCAAAAATAATCTATCTTGGTCCTTAACATCTAAATAACTAGCTATATTACCATTTGGATATTTTACACGAACACATGCCTGTAACATATCATTCATTTTTTCAACTATATCATAGAAGTTGTTATCATCCACCATTGAATATGCCTGGATTTCTTTAACCTGAGCCGGTCTAATCATTAGAAGTGTTCCAGCAGGATAAAATTTACCACAAGGTAAATCTTTTACATCATAGTTAAAATATTGTAGATCGGTTGTTCTAGTTGAATCAACAGCTTGTTTAGTAGGTGCTTGATCAATCATATTTTGAGCAGGATTGAAATTAGATTTATTTTCTTGCTCTTCTAGATGTTTTCTAAGGAAGTCCTCTTCTGACATTTCTTTATTATTTGCCATGTCTTTTTTACTTATTTTTTAGGATATATATACTTATAGTTTAAGTCTCCTCTATTGTTTTTAAAATTTTCAAGGTTTTGAAGTTAAAAACAGAAAAAAGTTGATTTTTAATATCAATATATAATAAAGAAAATAAATAAATTGAATACGAACAGAAATAAATTAAATATATAATTTATAATTGTTCAGAACAATTAAATAAAAAAATAATATAAAAAGTTATGCCGCTTCCACATTTTACTCAACTACAAATGACTGGTAGTCCCGGAGGACCTGGAACACAGCCACAAGAACCAGTATATTTGAATCTATTTGAGATTACATTTGTACTACCAACAATACTTCAAGCTCAAGGTAGAGATCCAGTGTTGTTATTACAACAAGCTTTATCTGTTGATTTAAATCTCACAAATAAAGCTATTGCAACATCTAACCAAAGATGGAAATATACAACTAGAGCCTTCTTAAATGCGGGTCCTGCTGAAACTCACATCGACGATTTGGCTGTTACATTTAATGTAAACGTTAATAACAACGGTTCTATGGAGAGCTGGGCAGCTTTAAAAGCTTGGTACGATTTGGCTTGGAATTCTCAAAATGGTTACCTACACTACAAAGCAGATATGATAGGCACTATGATTGTTAATCAACACGATAAGAAAGGATTAGTTTTAAGAAGAGTTACATTTCAAAATGTTCAACTTAAATCTTTAACTAGCCCAACATTGAGTTATGAAGGACAAGGTATACTTCAAAATATCACAGCTAACTTTACAGCTGACTACTGGGTTGATGAATATATTGATAATAACTTTACTATCGCACCTCCATTCGTTGAAGGTTACTAATAGTAGACAAAAGATAATAAAACCGATAGATTTCTATCGGTTTTTTTTGTTGAATATATCTCTGATTTTTTCAATATTAAAACTTACATTCAAAATAGAATATAATCTAAATGAGAGTTTTCATGATAACAGATACACATTTTGGAATTTATTTGAATAATTTGGATAAATGGTCCAATATGATGGAGTCAACATTCTATAATTTTGTTATTCCTTTTTTAAAGGAGAATTCCAAACCTGGTGATATACTTATTCATCTCGGTGATTTATTCGATAATAGAACAAGTATTCCAATTATTATAATGAATAAAGTTGAAAGAATTCTAAAGGAAATATCTGAAATATTACCGATACATATAATGGTTGGTAATCATGATTTGTATAATAAAGGAAGTAATGATGTCAATTCTGTGAGGTTATTTTCCTATTTGTCAGATAATATATTTGTATATGAAAAAACCTCTGTATTAGAGATTTTCGATAAGAGATTAGTATTAATGCCTTGGGTTGAAAAAAGATTAGATATGATTAAGCAACTTCAATCGAATTCAGGAGATTATCTATTCTGTCATAGTGATTTAAATGGGTGTAGAATGCATTTAAACTCAGTTGCTCATAGGAATGCTGATAAGATAGATGTTGATGAGTTTAATCGATTCAAAAGAGTGTTTAGTGGACATATTCATATAAGACAAGTCAAGTCAAATTTTGAATTTATAGGTAGCTTATGGCAAATGGATAGAAATGATATGGGTGACCAAAAAGGAATAACAGTTTTAGATTTAGTTAGTGGTAAAATACATTTTGAGCCTAATACTTACTCTCCAGTCTTTAAGAAGTTTCAAGTTGTTAATGAAGATGACATTGACCTAATTGACTCTTTAAAGAATACAAAAGATTATGTTGATTTATCTATATCGAATAATTTGTTAATTAACAATCGTAAATTAAGAAGAAAGTTAGAAACAATATTGGAAGTTGGTAATTTTGCATCAGTCGAATACCTTGATGATATAGTTAAAACCGAAAAGGAAAAGAAAGAAAAGGAATTAACAGAAGAAGAATTACAGATTTCTATTCAACTAGAATATGAAGAGTTCATTAAGGGTTATATTCAGAATCAAAATTATGATAATGATTCTTTTAAAGAAGGTATATTAGGAGAATTCGGAGAGGTTATTCGTATCTATAATGAGAATTATAAAGTCAAAAGTGAGTAATTAAATAGATTTATTTAATTTAATTTTTAAATCACCAGTTCCTTTTATTATTCTGTGATATACACCTTTAGGTATAAAAACCTTACCTTCAATTTTTATTGGTAGTTCATTATCTAATTGAAATTTCCAATCAGTTTCCTCAATAGGTTCTATTACTCTATCTTCTCTATCACGATGCCAATATAAATCTCCTGAATCAACATCTTGATAGAATGTTCTGATGAAATTATTTTCAGATACCTGTTCTTCTTTAAATGGTAGTATCATAGGGTTCATTTTTTATTAAAAAGATTAAAGTAGTATTTTAATTTTTTTACAAACTCTGGTCCAGCTTTTTTTATCTCATCATAAACTTCATCAGTCATGTTTTTATTTTGTTCCTGTTTTCTGAATTGTTCTGGTGAACTAAACCAAAGATATAAATTTAGTTTCTGTTTTGATCTTTCGACCATATCCATATTCATTAGTTTTTTACTATCTATTTCCTTATCTTCTGGATATTTCTTCTTATATAAATATGCAAATTGTTTTGCATGAGAATCTATTTCTTTTTTAGACGTTAAA